ACCAAGAACAACAATCTGCGTGAATGACTTATAGTTCATCTTCAGAACATTCTGTTCCAACCACTTCTGTTGAGTTCCAACATCAGCCATCTGATCCAAAGCCTTTCCATTGCGATGGATCTCAAAAATATTTGGTTTCATCCCACGACGAATCATCCAGTCAGTTGACCCGACTTTGAATTCAATCTCAACCAGACAGTCCTTCTCATTCGTAGAGTTGAGAAGTTGTGGTTTATTAATCTTGCGGAAGGGTTTATTGAACAGAGAGAAAGTCAGTGCATCCAACACCGTGGACTTTCCTGCCCCGTTGCTTCCAATTACGATGGTCGTGGATTTCTCATCCAGTTGAATCTCAGTCCACTGGTTCCCCGTAGAGAGAAAGTTACGCCAACGAATTTTTTGAAAACAGATCATCTTTAGGAGGAACTATAATATCTTCAGGGGTAATTACATTATACTCGTAATTGTGCATTTCGCAAGCGGCAACAGCCGCATCGTCATCAACCTCAACTACCAACATCTCAGGATAATCGTTGTCTTCTAACTGCAAAGCATATCGAGTTGCATCGTCCTCCTCTTCAAACATGAGGAGAACTTTGTCACCAGTCTTACCTTCAAGAGCGAAGGCACCATCTTCTTCGTATCCTTTTACAGTAAGAATGAACATTACTCTACTTCGCAAGCCTCTTTGTACACGTCTTGTAAAATAGAGGTGATAACTGCCTTGTCCAGGTCAACCTCAGCCTCTTGAATATATCTATTCAAGATAGAAATTGTGTCCTCAGATTCTTCAGCTTCAAACTCCTCACTCTCAACAAACTCAAAGTTTTCTACAACCTTCAGTTCAAACAGATTGGAAGAATAGAGTTTGTCGATGTACTTCTCAAACTGTTTGGGATCGGTCTTCTTACGAACAATGACTTTGACGATCTTCTGTTCAAACGGTGTGGTGTCCAACATCTGATGAGGAGTGTCCTCGTAATACAGAGTGTGGAACATCTTGTATGGATTATTGACAGGCGTATGCTCTAAAGTTTCCGTATCAAAAATATGAAATCCCCGAGTATCGTTGCAATCATTCCAGAACATTTCGTAGGGGTTTCCCAGATAGAACACTGTTCCATTATCGGATCGTGTATGATAGTGACCCGAAAAGACTTTGTTGAACTTGTCAAATAGTTTGCAGTCCATACCCTCTTCCATGATGTGACCGCGATGCGCTCTAAATCCGTTGAGCTCAAGGTGCCCCATCGCGCACTTGCTACTTGAATTTTGAATCGAAAGGAAACTGCTCTCAGAATTTTCTGCATTGATCCACGGGATAAACAATACTTTCAGTTTATCTATCAGAACCTCAGTGCATTCAGAGTATACCTTTACATTATCATATTCACGAAGAAGCAAGTCAACTGCATTGACATGATTCGTGTTCTTATAATATGCAGTGTGGTTTCCAACAACTGTATGAACCGTGATACCCATATCACGTAGACGATCATAGTAGTTGTTCTTTGCCCATGCAAGAGAGGAGAAATCAACACCTTTGCGACTGTCAAAGGTATCTCCCATGTCTATCACTGTCTTGATGTTTTCTTTCTCTAGAGTGGGAAAGAAAACATCGTTGTAGAATTTTAAAAAGTAATCATGAAAGAGTTTTGAGTTCTTGCGACAGCCAAAGTGTTGATCAGTAATAATGGCTGTCTTCATTGATAATACATTCTCGTTTGAACTGCGTCCTTGATGCTGTTATAATCAGAACTTGATCCTGCCATCATACCATCGTCTGAGAAGACTTCATCATAACCAGACCTTTCAAGAATCTTGGTTTTGATCTCTAGTTGTTTCTTTTCCTTTTGGATTCTCCTGAGAAACGCATAATGAATGATCTGCGTAAAGTAAGCAAAAGGATTCGAGGATTTCTCAGGATTAAAATTATGAATGTACTGAACGCAATTTTCGATTCCATCACACACCATATCGTCTTTGAACATGTAGTTCACAAAGTTTGGTTTGTAGGACAAGTGTGTTGCAATCTTTAGAAAACACTCACCCAGGTAATTTGTAATACGCGGTTTAGGTTCTCCTCTCGTTTCCGCAAGAGCAACTTCTTCCTTGTATGCGACGGTCGCAGCAAGAAACTCTTTGTTGTTTACGTAGTGTTCGGATCTCTTCCTAGTCCTTGGCATTACATTAGACATCTGTATGTTTATCATTCATAATAATATTATATCACACTTATCAGGCTTGACAAGTATTGATTCTATGAGTAGACTAACTCTGTCAAGGGTGATGAGACAAACTAGCTTTCATTAAAAAGCTTCTCTAGAGAAGCTCTTGCATCTTTGACACTTGACACGTAACCCATTTCCTTAGTGATCTTGTTGGGTTTAGGCATCTTGATATTGTAGTAGTAAGCCATTGCAAATCTGGTATACGTGTGTGCAATGTCTTCATCAAAGATTTCACTGATAGTGAGCACTTTGTCCATTCCCACTATATATGTGGTTTCTCTACCAGATTTGATCCAAGGTTCTATCTTGACAATGTTGACATTCATTCTTCTGGAAGAAGAACTATTCATCATTGCTGGACATTCTATAACGATTTGATCGTCTTCTAACTCAGTGACCTTTGCTACTATCTCTTCTCCCGAGACTAACTTAACAACGGCGAGGAACTCTTCTGACATGTTTTTAATGGAATGTTGAGTATTTCATAATTAAAGTTCTCTTCATTGTAAATTTTCACTCTCTCCATCAGATGATTCAGAGTATAATTTTTTGAAGAATTGTATGTAATGTCATCAGCGATATCGAATAGAGTGGCTTTAACCTTATTATCCCCCTTTCTAAGGACTCGTCCTATACTCTGTAAATTTCTAACTCTGGATTTGCTTGGTGAAGCAAAGATGACGTTGTGTAATCGTTTGATATTAATACCAGTTGAGAATGTTCCGTATGATGCAATGATAATTGCGTTCTCTTCCTGTTCTGTGATGGAACGAACTAGTTCCCTATCCTCAGTATCAACACCACCGTGAACGAAGAAACACCTTCTAGTTTCTTCCTTGTACTTATTTATTAAGTCAAATAATAACGCACCATGAGCTTCCACTCGACTGTATAAGACAAGTGTGTTACCCTTTTGATCTAATGCTAGATTTTTGATAAAGTTATTTCTCTGATTGTGACCGATAAGATATTGAATTTCATCCTCATACTTTTCAAATTTTTGTGGTGGATGTTTGAGTGTAAGGATTTTGATATTCAGTTTCGACAGATATCCTTTAGTCATCAGATCATCAGTGCTGATGATTTTATACGATGGTCCGAAGAGTCCTTCCAATACCCACTTATGAGTTTGTGTTCCGTCCAGTGTTCCTGTAAAACCAAACCGATACTTGCAGTCCAACAGTTTGGTCATGATACCAACCAGAGACTTGGACTTGAACAGGTGAGCTTCATCACCAATCACAACATCAAATCTTTCAAAGAAAGACTTCTCTAGTTTGTAGATCGATTGCCATGTTGTAATGACAACTGGTTGATCTGTGGTCTTCTCACGACCAGAGTAGATCTTGTGACAGTATCTGTCTGCATCCCAACCATAGTCTTGGAAGTCCTTATGCATTTGTTCTACCAATGATGTGGTAGGAACAACAATCAGAATATTTTTGTCTTTGTTTTCAAAGTATCTCACCAGAGAGTAAATCATCAAAGACTTACCAGAGGCTGTCGGTGAGATCAGAAGTTTACGATTGTGTCTCAGTGCATCATATACACCTTTAATTTGATATCCACGGGGTTTGTGTACAGAAATACTTTTCATGTAGTCTGCAACCCCTTCTGGCGACACTAGGGCGTTCTCTTCAATTGGTAATCCATAGAACTTATTTCCTTCAAACTCGTATGTGTATCCCTGTCGATTGCAAAAGGATATAACCTTATCAATCAGACCAACATAGAGTTCGTTCTTTCTAGAATCAAACAGTCGAATCTTTCCATCCCAATACTTATTTCGATATTGAGGCATGAACTTTGCCCCTGGAACATCGAAAGTAAAGTAATCGGATAATTCGTGATAAACGTGTGGTTCGGCTTCTATCGTGATATAGACTTCATTCTTTTTCTTGATGATCAAATGAGACATTCATATATCTTCAGTTAAAGATATTTAGTTAACTTATTTCAATCTCCCAAGTGCTGCCAATCCACTAATCACAGAACCAACTGCTCGAGCACCTCTGCCAACAAGTCTTGCACCCTGCATAGCAGTTCTTACAGGACGTTCAAATGCTTGACGAACTGCAGGAGTTGGACCACTATTCAGTCCACCTTGAGCAGCAGACCGAACTCTAAATCCTCTTGTTGGATCCCAACCACCTTTTCCTCCAGGTCCTTTTCTTCCCTGACGTTGTTTCCAATCATCCTTTGCAAGATCTTTCCAGGAAGCCTGGTTCTCATTTGGAATCCTGGTGTTTCTACCTTGATTCCACCACCCAACAGGGTTGCGGAAAGGACTGATGTCTTCACAGAATGTTTTATATGTTTTCATCAGCACTTCCAACGTCTACGTGCTTTGCAGATTTTCTTATCTGGGGTCTTAGAACAATCGATGTTGTGCATCTTTCTCTGACCATTGGAGCGAGAGCAGAAAGAC